AAAGAGCAGTGGTCTGCCGATGGTCTTATAGAGTCCTATGGCATGCCAACTTGCTACGAGTTAATGCAGTACTACTTTGATGTTTCCCCAAGTCCAAGTTGGTCATACTTTGCCAACTATGCTGACAAGATCATTGAAGCTAGAAGACGAGTAGACCAAGATTTACAAGAGAGAGCCGAAAGGCAAAAGATGGCAAGGGCGTGGTTAAATGAGTAACACAGAGGCTAAGCTGCTTTCTGCAGTTCTAGAAGACAAGCAGGTTCACGTATTGCTTCAGGCAAATGTAGACAATCTGTTGCGCACCCACAATGATGTGTGGCAGTTTGTTAGAAACTACTTTGAGAGCAATCATTCTGTTCCTCCAGTCGGCCTAGTCGTAGAAAAGTTTAGAGACTTTGAACCTCTCAAGGGTATTGGAGCAACAAAGCATCACCTAGATGAGCTTCAGGTTGAGTATCTAAACGACAGCCTTAAAGATATTTTGCGTAATGCTGCAACAGAGGTTCAGCTTGGGCAGGGCTCGGAAGCACTAGAAAAGCTTATTGGACAGACCTCAGAGCTTAAAAAGAATACCTCGACAATCAGAGACATTGATGTCACAGATTTAGATTCTGCTATTGCATTCTTTGAAAATGTAAAGAAGCAACAAGAAGCTGGATCTATTGGTATTAAGACTGGCTTGCCAGGTTTTGATGACTATCTACCTTCAGGAATTATGCCTGGACAGCTTGGGGTTTTCCTTGCTTATCCTGGTATTGGTAAGTCTTGGCTATCGCTATATTTTGCGGTACAGGCTTGGAAGCAGGGCAGGTCTCCATTAATTATTAGCTTGGAGATGTCTGAGACAGAGGTTCGTAACCGAGTATTCACTATTATGGGGGAGGGGCTTTGGTCTCACAGGAAACTAAGTTCTGGAGATATTGAACTAGATACCTTGGCAACATGGCACAAGAATCATTTGCAGGGTAAGCCAGAGTTCCATATCATTTCTAATGATAGTGGTGGAGAGATTACTCCATCGGTTTTGCGTGGAAAGATTGATCAGTACAAGCCAGACTTCGTAATTGTAGACTACCTTCAGCTTATGAGCCCAAACCAGAAGTCGGACAATGAGACTGTTCGTATGAAGAACCTGTCTCGTGAGCTTAAGCTTATGGCAATCTCTGAAGAGGTTCCTATCATTGCAATCTCCTCAGCGACACCTGACGACGTTACAAAATTAGACACTGTTCCAACCCTAGGTCAGACTGCCTGGAGCCGTCAGATAGCCTATGACGCTGACTGGGTGATAGCTTTGGGTCGGGGTAGCAATAGTGATGTCATGGAGTGTGTATTTAGAAAGAACCGTAATGGTTTTATGGGGGAGTTCATGGTCCAGGTAGACTTTGATAAGGGACATTATAAGTATAAAGATGTGCAAGACTTTAATTAAATAATTAAATAAGTAAATGGGCTTTATAATAGATGAATGGAAAGCATACACCATAAACCACTAAAACTCTACAATCTAGAGGGCAACATCTATGACGACTCTATTCTTTGGAGACTACGCATAGAGTATGCAGATCTTTTAATTGCAGAGATGCGATTTGCGGGGTATGTTCCAAGGCTAGACATTGACGAAGACTTTACTATAGAGTATAATGAAAACATAAAAGGTTTTAAATTTAAGCTTTCAATGTATGGAATTCACGTAGGGAAGAGAAAGAGCGAATGGATATTCGGGATAGACGGAACACTGGTCATTCCTATGCACCAGAGCAAATCAAACGAATCTTGGCAGGAAGTGGCGTAGACATAGAGTCTGAGGTAGACACAGACTTCATTATCTTCTGCCCTTTTCACGGAAACCACAGGACTCCAGCTGGAGAAATCGATAAGGTTCGTGGAACATTCTTTTGTTTCTCCTGCCACCACGTCGCAGACCTTGCTGAGTTCGTTATGCACCAGACTGGCAGAACTTACTTTGAAGCCATTAGGTTTATTAAGAGCAAGGAGGTAGCAACCAGCCTTGAGTCTGAGATAAATCAAAAACTTATAGAGAAGCCTATGTATGTTCAATATGATGAGCTGCAGGTAAAGAGGCTACACTCTACAGCGATAGAATCCCCTCGTGCCCAGACATACTATAGTGGTCGTAAGATTACAGATAGCTCTATTAAGAAGTTCGGCCTGGGCTACTCTGAGAAGCAGGATATGATCACTATCCCAGTTCATGCCCCAGATGGGATGCTTGTTGGGTTTGTGGGAAGATCTGTAGAAGGTAAGACCTTTAAGAATACCCCAGGTCTTCCAAAAGGTAAGACTTTATTTAATTTAAACCGTGTAAAGAATTCACGTACTGTATATGTGGTGGAGTCCTCTTTTGACGCCATACGCCTTGACCAGTGCGGTTTCGCGGCGGTAGCAACACTTGGCTCAAACGTATCTAATTTCCAAGTAGACTTGCTAAAAAAATACTTCAATGATATAATTGTCATTGCAGACAATGATGAGGCAGGCGGCAACATGAAAACCAGGCTTATAGAAAAGCTTGGTTCTCGCGTCTCTGTCTTATTGTTAGAAACAAAATATAAAGATATTGGTGACATGAATGACGAAGATATTAAAGCTCTAAGCTTTAGCTTCGACCAGTCAATAGCCGAAATATTACAATAACAATATAAACAAAGTATACCAAAACACATAAGGAGAAAAATATGAGCGTAGTTAAGGGTCTCAAAAATATTAATGCCCTGCTCGACAAGCCAAAGTACGACAGCGATAAGCCTCGCGTTCGTTGGCTGAAACTAGCAGATTCACAGTCAGTAAAGATTCGTTTTGTCGAAGAACTGGATGAAGAGTCTGCCAATTATAGTGAAGGCCGTGGCCTCTCTATGGTGGTTAAAGAACACACCAATCCAAAAGACTACCGTCGCAAGGCTGTAGACACTATGGACTCAGAGGGCCGAGACTGGGCTGAAGAGATGCACCGCAAGGATCCAAAAGCTGGGTGGCGTGGGCGTCTTCGTTTCTATTGCAACGTTCTCGTTGACGATGGAATTGAAGAACCATACGTTGCTATCTGGTCAATGGGTGTAAGCAAGATGTCATCTTTCAACACCATTCGGGAATACGCTTTGGAGACGGGTAGCATTTCAAATCTTACCTGGAAGCTTAAGCGTAACGGTCAGGGTACGGAAACAAGCTATACGCTTATTCCTTCGGCTCCAGATAGCGAGCCGTTTGCCTGGGGTAGTGTAGAGCCATTCGATCTTGAATTGGCTTTGACGCAGGTCCCCTACGCAGAACAAGAAGCCTACTACTTGGGCTTTGACACACCTTCTGTTACCTCTGCCACTAACGTGGAGTGGTAATCTAGGATGGGATACGTTGGCTTACATGTTCACACTCATTTCAGTCTTTTTGATGGAATCGCTACTCCACAGGAGTACGTAGACAGAGCAGCAGAACTGGGAATGACTGCCTTGGCAATCACTGACCACGGTTCTCTTTCTGGTCACAGAGAGATGTATCGCGCTGCAAAAAGTAAGAACATTAAGCCAATACTTGGCGTGGAGGGCTATATTACCGAAGACCGCTTTGACAAGCGGGATAGGGACAGTAGAGAAGGTCTTTTAGACTTGGTCTACAATCACATAGTCCTCCTAGCCAAGAACCAAAAAGGTTTAGAAAATCTCAATAGGCTCAATGAGATTGGCTGGACAGAGGGCTTCTACAAGAAGCCACGCATTGACTATGAAGTTTTAAATCAGTATAAAGAGGGCATTATTGTTACCTCTGGATGTCTTAGCGGAACTGTTGCTAAGGCAATTGAAGTTGGAGAGATCGCAGAGGCTAAGCGACAAATAGAGTGGCACAAGGGTGTTTTTGGCGATGACTATTACATTGAGGTAATGCCACACAACCCAGCCGAGATTAACCACCAACTACTAGCACTGGCAGACGAGTTCGGGGTAAAGCCAGTGGTGACTCCAGACTGCCACCATGCACACACAGGGCAGAAAGACATCCAAGAGCTTAAACTAATTCTTAATACATACAGTAATAAGATTGAAAAAGACGCTACCTTTGAAAAGTCTAAGAAGCATGCCAATCTCATGGACAGACTTGATTATCTTTATGGTGCAGATCGACAAATGAGTTTTAACAAGTTTGATATCCACCTTATGTCCGATGAAGAAATGCGGGCAGCGATGATGTCTCAGGGTATTGATAGAGAAGATATCTATGAATCTACCTTAGAGATTGCTGATAAGGTAGAAGACTATAGTATTAAGGATGGGCTGGACCTTCTTCCAGTTCAGTACCAAAACCCTGACCAAGAGCTTCGTACCCTAGCCCTAGAAGGATTAAAAGAGCGTGGAGTAGAGACCCAAGAGTACCTTGACAGGCTAGAGGAAGAACTTAAGGTCATTGAGTCAAAGAACTTTGGGCCATACTTCCTTGTTGTTCGCAACATGATTAACTGGGCAAAGAAGGAGGGAATCCAGGTTGGTCCTGGACGTGGTTCTTCTGCTGGCTCTTTGCTGTGCTATGCCCTAAAGATCACAGACATTGATCCAATTAAATATGGGCTTCTATTCTTTAGGTTTATTAACCCAGACCGTAATGACTTCCCAGATATTGATACCGACATTCAAGACACAAGGCGTGAAGAGGTTAAAGATTATCTAGTTAAGCAATACCGACACGTGGCTTCTATTGCAACATTCTTGCAGTTTAAAGACAAGGGTGTTGTGCGTGACATTGCTCGGGTACTGCACATACCCCTGACAGACGTTAATAAGGTTGGAAAGTTATTTGACACCTGGGAGGACTACTGCTCTTCCAGACAAACAGCCTGGTTCCGTGAAAAGTATCCAGAGATTGAGAAGTATGGTGACCAGTTGCGTGGTCGCATTCGTGGCACCGGAATCCATGCCGCTGGTGTTGTAACCAGTAAAGAGCCTATCTTTCGTCATGCTCCAATGGAAACACGTACCGCTCCAGGTTCTGGAGAGCGTATCCCAGTTGTGGCGGTAGATATGGAAGAGGCAGAACGTATTGGTCTGATTAAGATTGATGCCTTGGGTCTAAAAACGCTAAGCGTTCTCCGTAGTGCACTTGATATTATTAAAGAGCGTCACAAGAAAGATATTGACTTGCTCAAGATCGATCTAGATGACCCCAATATTTATGAAATGCTTTCTAGTGGATATACAAAAGGCGTCTTCCAGTGTGAAGCAACTCCGTATACGAACCTTCTGATTAAGATGGGTGTTAGCAACTTTGACGAGCTGGCTGCTTCTAATGCTTTGGTTCGACCTGGTGCCATGAACACCATTGGAAAAGACTATATCGCTCGTAAGCATGGCAAGCAGAGTATTCGTTTTCATCACCAAATTATGAAAGAGTTTACCTCAGAGACCTATGGCTGTATCTTGTACCAGGAGCAGGTCATGCAGGCTTGTGTAAACTTGGGCGGGATGTCTATGGTCGAGGCAGACAAAGTCCGTAAGATCATTGGTAAGAAGAAGGATGCCAAAGAGTTTGACGTGTTCAAGGATAAGTTTGTGGAAGGGGCTTCTAAGTTCATGGCCCCTAATGCCGCTACAGATTTGTGGCACGACTTTGAGGCTCACGCGGGGTACTCTTTTAATAAGTCCCACGCTGTTGCTTATTCTACTCTATCCTATTGGACAGCATGGCTAAAGTATCACTACCCGCTAGAGTTTATGTTCTCTATTCTGAAAAATGAAAAAGACAAAGACGCTAGGACAGAGTATCTGATTGAAACAAAGCGTATGGGGATTCCGATTAAGTTGCCTCACGTCAATGATTCTGACATCGACTTTAAGATTGAGGGCAAGGGAATTAGGTTTGGTCTTTCTGGAATCAAATATATTTCAGATAACATTGCTTCTAAGTTTATGGCGGCAAGGCCATTTGCTTCTTACGCAGAGCTAGAAGAGTTTTCTCTACGTAAAGGTACTGGGGTTAACTCAAGGTCCTTACAGGCACTTAGGGTTATTGGAGCAGCAAACTTTGCAGATAATCCAAGAGACGAAGAAGAGATTAGGTCTAACCTATATGAATATTTAAACTTGCCAGAGTTTAATATTACGGTACCTTCCCACTACCACGCTTTTATTAACGAGGTCATAGACTTTGAAGAGAAGGGGTGCTTTATCCTTATGGGCATGGTCAAGGCCATAAAGAGGGGTAAGGGCTGGTCTCGGGTAGAGATCTTGGACAAGACTGGGTCTGTTGGCATCTTTGATGAAGAGCAGACGGGCATTGAAACAGGGAAAACATACCTATTGCTTGCAAGTGATAATCGTATTGTTTCTGCTATCCCAGCTGACGAAATCAAAGGTTCTGATGCCGCAATCATTAAGTTTTTAAATTACAAGATGTTGCCCTATAAAGATGACGAGATGTTTGTGGTTTCGTTTAAGCCAAGGGTAACTAAAGCTGGCAAAAAGATGGCAACGCTAACGGTGGCAGACTCTTCTAGAGAACTACACTCTGTGTTGGTGTTCCCAACTGTTTTTGCTAAAGCATACATGAAGATTCAGGAGGGCAGTGTTCACACATTCTCTTTCGGAAAAACAAAAGACGGGACAGTGATATTAGATGACATACTTGGATGAAATGGCAGAGCACCTGCACCAAGTCGCAACAGAAAAGGGCTTCTGGCCAGAGGTGGTCGATGACATTTTTATTACCAAGCAACTTATGATGGTAGTGTCTGAAGCCGTAGAGGTTATGGAAGCAATCAGGAAAGACAAGGGGGAGGTCGAGATAGCAGATGAGATGGCTGACATTATCATTCGCACACTTGACCTATATGCTGGACTAGTGGAAAATAATTATACAGACATTTCTTTAGACCAGGCCCTAGAAAACAAAGTTAACTTTAATAAAGAAAGACCAGAAAGGCACGGTGTTAGGTTCTGATGACAACAATTGACGAGGCTCTAGCGCAGCTAGATCCAAAGATTAGAAAAAGGTTAGGGCCAGCAATTGGGATTAAAACTGAATTTCAGCCCACCCCTAGCCCAGGGTTAAATCGAGCATTGGGTGGTGGGCTTCCTTATGGGAGGCAGGTTCTCCTTTGGGGAAGCAAGGCTAGTGCCAAGTCTTCTTTGTGCATGCAGACTATTGGTCTAGCGCAAAAAGAAGGAAAGCTCTGTGCTTGGGTGGACGCAGAGATGTCCTATGATGAAAGTTGGGCACAAAAGCTGGGGGTAGACACCTCACAGCTATTATACTCAGAGGCTCGTAGTATTAATGATATGGTAGACGTCACTGTAGCAATGCTACACGCAGGCGTTGACCTGATTGTTATTGATAGTATTAGCTCTCTGTTACCAGCAGTTTATTTTGAGAAAGATTCTAACGAGCTGAAGCAGCTTGATCAGACCAAGCAGATTGGTGCTGAGTCCAAAGATCTTAAACATGCTTGGATGATGATCAACTATGCAAACAACCATGAGAAGCCTTCATTGATTATGGCTATCTCTCAAGCTAGGAACAACATTACACCAATGTATACCCAGTCTGTTCCTACTGGTGGTAATGCAACACAGTTCTTCTCATCTACAATCATTAAACTGTTCTCGTCGTCATCAGACAATCAGGCTATCAAGAATAAGATTAAGTCTGGAGACAAGTTGATTGAACAAAAGGTTGGTCGTAAAGTTCGTTGGGAGGTCCAGAACTCTAAGACTTCTGCTCCAGGAGAGTCTGGAGAGTACGACTTCTACTTTAGGGGAAGCCAGATAGGAATTGACGCTATTGGAGATCTTGTAGATACCGCAGAAATGCTTGGGCATGTCTCTAGGACTGGTGCGTGGTATCAGCTTGAAGACGGGACTAAGGTTCAGGGACGGGAAGCTTTTATTGAAAAGGTAAAAGAAGACAAGTCCTTGCAAGAAAAGTTGAGGGCAAGTATCGATGGCTAACTATACGATATTCCCCGGAAAGTTTCAATGCCACACTTGTAAAGGTGAGGTGGGAACTCTTCGACTATATGGGGGAACAAAGGTTATGACATGGATGTGTCCTGACAAACACCTTAGTCGTGTGTCGCTACAAACTAAAAAGAATAAGAAAGATTATGAGCGAAAGGTCTGAGGGTAAAAGAATCGGAGCCAAGCTACATAAAAACTCTGGACGGAATACTAAAAAAGGTGATGCAAGCTGGTATAACTTTGTTATTGACTTCAAAGAAGTTGGTAAAAGTTTTACCTTAAACAAAGATGTATGGGCAAAAGCTACGACTGATGCCTTGAAATCTAACAAAGACCCTGCTATAGTTGTAGTTATAGGTAGCGAGGGTATAAAGACAAGGCTAGCAGTCATTGAGATGGCATTGCTAGAACAATTGCTAGAAGAGAGAGAACAATGAAAATATTAATGCTGGATATAGAAACTACACCAATGCAAGTATATACCTGGGGTCTTTGGGACCAGAACATTGGTATCAATCAAATCATCAAGCCTACCGAGATGATGTGCTTCGGTGCAAAGTGGCAAGGTAAGAAGCCAGTGACTTTTAAGTCGGTTCATCACGATGGCAAAGAGGCCATGCTTAAAGAGCTTCATAGCATGATGGAAGAAGCAGATGCCCTTGTTGGTTGGAACTCTGCAGCCTTTGACCACAAGCACATCAAGAGGGAGTTCCTTGAAAATGGAATGACTCCTCCGTCAATTGTTAAAGACCTAGACCTTATGAGTGTTGTAAAGGCTAACTTTAAATTCCCATCTAACAAGCTGGACTATGTAGCACAAGCCCTTGGTGTTGGTGCAAAGTTTAAGCACTCTGGATTTGATCTTTGGATTGACTGCATGGCTGGTGACGATAAGGCATGGCGTGAGATGAAGAAGTACCAGATTCAGGATGTTGTTCTTCTAGAGGAGCTTTATCGTGTGTTGCTTCCTTGGCTTCCAGGAGCTAGTAGCGTAAGCATTAGAGAGAAGAGAGAAATCTCAGACCCTGAGAAGATGGTACAATAGTATAGTGACTACAGAAAACAAAACAACCATTGACATGGTTAATGGTTTATCAGAAATAGCAGAGTTTATGGATGATGAAGATCTTACACAAGCTCTCACTATGGTAGCTAAACTAATTCTAAAGCCAGATATTCCAATCAATGTTGCTACACTAGAAATTGTACGCTTACAAGCAATCGCAACTAAGATGTCTTTCAAGGCAACTTGGATGGCTAACGTAGATAAAGGAGACAGGGCGAAGAAGAACATATACTTTACAGCAGCATCATCTATTCATGAGCTGGTTGCTGCACTTAAGTATATTACCCGATAATATAAAATGGCTAAAAGTTTATTAAACGAATTAATGGAAAAGGGTGAGAGGACACAAAAGTCTTCTCCCGATATGGATGCCTTAATCCAAAAGATTCAGTCTGGATATATCGCTAATCGTGGTCCTAGGCATCAGCAGAAGAAAAGCTTTGCTCCTTCTACTATTGCTTATGGTCACGGTGAGTGTGCTAGGTATTGGTACCTCGCTTTTGAGGGCGGTACCTTTGAAGACTATGCTGATCCTTTTGCTGGTGCTAATATGACTAATGGGACTAAGTCTCATGAGCGTATTCAGAAAGCAATGGGGGATGCTGGAATGCTTATTGATTCCGAGTTTAAAATTATTAATGAAGACCCACCAATCTTTGGGTATGGAGACGTACTCTTGGACTGGAATGGAGAAGAGCTTCTTGGTGAGATCAAGACAGCTATGCAAGAGGGGTTCGAGTATAGAAAGAAAAGTCGTAAGGCTAAGAGTGGTCACTTGATCCAGATTCTTATCTATATGAAGATTCTTAAAAAAGCAAAAGGCGTTCTCATTTATGAAAACAAGAATAATCATGAACTGCTGACTATTCCAGTTGAAATAAATGATTACTACATTACATGGGTAAACCAAGCATTTGAGTGGATGAGAGATGTTCGTAAGGCGTGGGAAGCAAAGACCCTGCCTACAAAAAACTATCGATCTAATTCTAAGATCTGTAAGACATGCCCCTTGGCAAAAGTCTGTGCAGATGCTGGGACTGGAGATCTCAAACTTAAATCATTGGAGCCCTTGGATGAAGCCCTGTCAATGGTGTGATACTTCCTTTGAGGCAAACGTAGGCTACCAGATATACTGTTCTCCAGAATGTCGAAATGCTGCAACGAAAGATAAGATATCTCAAAGATATGCTATTTCTCGTAGAGCAAAGATGATGGAGAAAAAAAGATATTGTAAATCTTGCGGGGCCTTGATATCAGCTTATAATGATGATGTTCTTTGTTTATCTTGTGTTATTAACCCAGGAGATGTCTTAAAAGCTTTAAAAGAAATTAAGGGTATCGTAGATGGTAAAACTAAGCCAGATAACAAATCAACCTAATAGAATATGTGCAATAGATGCTAGCACTAATAGCTTAGCCTTTGCCATCTTTGACAAGGATGAGCTTGAAGCCTGTGGCAAGATCAGGTTTGAAGGCATAAACACCTACAAGAAACTAGCAGACGCTGCTATAAAGACACAGGCATTTTTTAATGTATACGGTAATTTTGATGCTGTTGTCATTGAGCACACGGTGTTTATGAATAGCCCAAAGACTCAAGCAGACCTTGCCCTAGTTCAGGGGGCCTTGCTTGGGGCAATGTCAGTGATCGGGGTAAAGCAAATTAAATCAATTAACCCAATTGCTTGGCAAACCTTTATTGGTAATGGCAGGCTAACTACTCCAGAGAAGCAAGTTATCAGATCTGATAATCCAGGGAAGAGTGACTCTTGGTACAAGACTAAAGAGCGAGAGTTCCGTAAACAAAGGACTATCAAGTTTGTTAATACTATTTATGATAAGAACATAAATGATAATGATGTGTCAGATGCAATTGGCATTGGTCACTATTCAATAAACAATTGGTCTAAGCTGGGTTGACAAGGAGATACTATGCCTGCTAAACTTTATACAAATGAAGCCTGGCTTCGCAAAAGATTTCTAATGGATAAAAAGACTCCACAAGAAATTGCAAAAGAATGCGGGGCAACTGTAGAAACAATTTATGTATATTTAGCTAAGTTTAAATTAAGGAAATCAAAGCGTTGAGCAAAGAGACAGAGCAAAAAATAACAGAAGTAATGTCTGGCATTGAAACAATGCTAATTGAAAAGAATAGGGCTTACGGAGATTCTGCCTTAGATCCTGTTCGGGTATTCTCTAAGGATGATGCCATTCAACAGATTTATGTACGCATTGATGACAAGCTGTCGAGAATCCAGAGGGGTCATGAGTATCCTGGAGATGATACGGTGTTTGATTTGATAGGATACCTTGTCCTATTGCTGATTGCAAAGGAAAGAAATGAGAGAGTATAGTAATTTAGAGCAGTTGTCTTTTGATGACATCCTGCTTGTCCCACAACATTCCGATATTAGTTCTCGTAAAGATGTTAGTTTAAGGACAAGGCTTGGGTCTGGTTTAGGAAGCATCGAGCTGGACGTCCCGGTACTTGCGGCACCGATGGATACCGTTTGTGAAAGAGAGATGGCTATTGCAATTAGAAAAGCTGGCGGTCTTGGCATTATGCATAGGTATTCTTCTGTAGAAAATCAGGCCCATCATATCGAAATGGCCAAGGCTTTTTCTGCTATTTCTGGTGGCTCTGTCGGAGCAAGAGGGGGGTTCGTTTCTGATGCAATTCATTTAGTAAATGCCGGAGCGGCCCTAATCCTAATTGATGTTGCCAATGGACACAGTGAGCACGCCATAAAAGCAGTTAAGAGTCTGAGAAGTATGTTTGGTAAAAGTTTACATATCATGGCTGGCAATGTTGCTAGCTGGGATGGTTATGCAAGACTTGCAGACGCTGGGGCAGACTCGATTCGTGTTGGTATTGGTGGGGGCTCTGCGTGTACAACAAGGGTAGTTAGTGCTCACGGGGTTCCTACTCTTGCATCAATTATAGATATTCGTAAGAGGGTTGAGTATGGAACTGGTCCAAGCATCATTGCTGATGGGGGAGTTCGTAATTCTGGGGATGCAGCTAAAGCTTTAGCCGCTGGAGCAAATGTTGTAATGCTTGGCAGACTACTTGCTGGAACAACAGAATCACCTGGAGACATTGTTGATGGAAGGAAGGTCTTTCGTGGAATGGCTTCTAGGGAGGCACAGGAGGAGGGTAGAGGCTCTGTATCTGGTGTGGAGGGTATTACGACTACCGTGCCTTTCGTTGGATCAGTTGATAATATTATTAATGACTTTAAGGCAGGATTGCGTAGTGCGCTGTCCTACACTGGTGTAAATAATCTTATTGACTTCTATCACGAGAGCATGTATAATAGAGTATCAAGCAATTCACTAAATGAAACCAAGCCACACGCAAAGGAATAATAATGCTTCGTGCTCGTAGAACAGGTACAGGAGATACTCCTACTAAGTTTTTTCGTTTCCCAGAAATCACAATAGATGGATTTGTGATTGAAAAAGGAGAGATCATCAAGGTCAAAGACGAGTGGGGTATGAGATTTAAGTTTGATAGTCTTGTTACTAATACCGAGACTGGTGCCCAATGGGTAGACTGCTTTGAGGTCTATAAAATGCGTACAGGTGTGCTAAGATCCTTTAAGATAGATAGAGTAAAGAGAATTCCAAAGAAGAGGAGTCGCCGTGCAAAACGAACAACAGCTAGTCCAACACCTTGACACAGTAAATAAGGTCGTTGGAGAATATCTCAAAGGTACAGACCCAACAAAAATTTCTAAGCAGCTTAGCATTCCCCGCACCAAGGTAGTTGAATACCTTAATGAGTGGAAGCAGATGGCTTCTGCCAATGACACCATTCGGGCCAGAGCCAGAGAAGCTTTGGCTGCCGCAGACGAACATTTTGGGAGGCTTATCTCTAAGTCTTATGAAATCATTGATGATGCAGATACCAATGGGGACTTGCGGTCTAAGTCTGGCGGTATCAAGTTAGTTATGGACATCGAGTCTAAGCGTATTGAGATGCTACAGAAGGCTGGCCTGTTAGAGAATAAAGAGCTTGCAGAGGAAATGCTTGAGATTGAAAATCGTCAGGCAATACTCGTAGGCATTCTTAAAGATGTTGCCGCAGAGCACCCAGAGATTAGAGATAAAATTATGAGAAGGCTTTCTGAAGCATCTACTAAACTAAATGAAACGGTAACGATTGTCCACGATGTTTGATGACTTTCTGGAGGCATTGGAGGACAGCCCATTTGAAGAAACTCCTGTAGATGCACACACGTTTGTAGAAGATGAAAATTTTTTGGGCCAGCCACCGTTGTCTAAGATCCAGTATGACATCGTAGAAGCAATGAGCCAGATCTATCGAAAAGAAGATCTCATTGTTTTGATGGGTCAAGAAGCTGGTGCCCAGTACTTTAAAAAGTTTACAAAGAATGAAGTTATTTTGCAGCTTGGCAAGGGTAGTGGTAAAGATTTTGTTTCCACCGTAGCCGTGGCATATGTTGTATATAAACTTCTATGCCTTAAAGATCCAGCAAGATATTACGGTAAGCCTTCTGGTGACGCCATTGATATTATCAACATCGCAATCAACGCACAGCAGGCCAAGAACGTTTTCTTTAAGGGGTTCAAAACAAAGATTGAGAAGTCTCCTTGGTTTGCTGGTAAATATTATTCCAAGATGGACTCTATTGAGTTTGATAAAACTGTTACTGTTTACTCTGGCCACTCCGAGAGAGAGTCTCACGAGGGCCTAAACCTTTTGGTAGCAGTCCTTGATGAGATTTCTGGCTTCTCCTCCGATGTTGGAACTGGTAATGAGCAGGGAAAGACAGCTGAAAATATCTATAAAGCATTTCGTGGTACCGTAGACTCTCGTTTCCCAGACTTGGGAAAGGTTGCCTTGCTGTCCTTCCCACGTTATCCTGGCGACTTTATTTCGTCCAAGTATGATGATGCTATTTTAGAAAAAGAAGTAATAGAAAGAACCCACAAGTTTGTTATTAATCCAGATCTTCCAGAAGACTCTCCTGGGAACACCTTAGATATTGCTTGGGAAGAAGACCAGATTACTGGGTATAAGTATCCCAATGTGTTTGCCTTAAAGCGTCCTACTTGGGAAGTAAACCCAACAAGAAAGATTGATGATTTTAAGTTGGCGTTCTACACAGACCTGGGGGATGCCATGATGCGCTTCCTTTGTGTCCCAACATACTCCTCTGACGCATTCTTCAAGCAGAGGGACAAGGTTCGTGCATGTATGACCCTTCGCAATCCACTGGATGCTTTCAGAAGGTTTGAAGAAAACTTTAAGCCAGACCCAGATAAGAAATACTTTGTCCATGCTGACCTTGCTCAACGCCACGACAAGTGTGCTGTAGCAATTGCTCACGTGGATAAGTGGGTTAACATCCAGGTCATTAAAGACTACGAGCAGGTTGCTCCATTTGTTGTTGTGGATGCTGTGGCGTGGTGGGAGCCAAAGATCGAGGGGCCAGTCAACCTGTCGGAAGTTAAGCAATGGATCCAGAACCTTCGTAGGCTAGGCTTTGACATTGGCATAGTTAGCTTTGACCGCTGGCAATCGTTTGATATTCAGAACGAACTTAAGTCTGTTGGTATGAGAACAGAGACTGTGTCTGTAGCTAAGAAACATTATGAAGATATGGCCATGCTAATCTATGAAGAAAGATTGGTCATGCCAACTATCGAGCTTTTGTTTGAAGAGCTTACAGAGCTTAAGATTATGAAGGGTAACCGAGTAGACCACCCACGTAAAAGCTCTAAGGACTTGGCTGATGCTGTGTGTGGTGCTGTCTTTGGTGCTATCTCCCATACCCCAAAGAGCAACAACCTTGAGGTAGAGGTTCATACATTTAGGGACAGATCTAAGACACGACTTGAAGATCTACCAGATAACGTGATACACTATAAGTCCAAAGAAATGCCAGAAGACGTAAGAGACTATTTGGATAGGCTTGGTTTGGTTTAACCACAAACA